CATTCTTCGACCACTGGTTGACCGCCATCAACGGACCGATCAGTTCCGTGATCCCTTGAACCAGCATCACAACCGACGGGACCAGATCCTCGCCGACGACCAGCGACAGATCACGCATCGCGTCTTGGAGGTTGTCCATCGACTCGCGCATCTTGCGAGCCTTCTCAACCTCCTCCGGATCGATGACCTGTGCTTCGGACACCTCCGACATCGACTTCGTCAACGAGCTCGAACCCTGCTCGATGAGTTCGGACATCTCCATCCAACCCTTACCGAGCGCCGCCTGTGCGACAGCGGCTTTCGTGGTCGGATCCTTGATGCCTTTTATCACGTCGATCGCGTTGAGCATCGTCGCGTTCATGTCGGCCTGACCGTCAGCCCCCTTCTTGACGGTGATGCCGTATTCCTCGAGGAGCGGGTTGTTCTTGCCGATCGACACGGCGAGTTTCCCAAACGACTTCTCCATCGCTTCGCCGGAGATGCCGATGTCGTCGGCGACCGCCACCCACCGCGACCCCGCCTCCGTTGACAACCCGGTGGCGTCGGCGAACCTGCCTGCACCGATCGCCGTATCCGTGAACGTGTTCACCGCTTTGACACCGAACGCCGCGATGGCCGTGCCGGCGGCCAACGCCATCGTGCCGGCGTTCGCGGCGATCGACGAGAACGCCGACGACGCGCCCGCCTTCATCTTGCCGAACGCGCCATCCGCCTCATCAATCGACTTACGGAACCCCTTGACGCTGGAGACGGCCTTGTCGGTGACGAAATCTAAGACGACGGAGATTTTGTTGGGCACCCCGTCACCTCCTCAGTCGAACGCCTTATGCAGCAACTTCTTGATTTCCTTGTCGTAGCGGTCGGGTGTCGCCTGTTCGATCTTCGCCAACGCCGCGGTGGCGGTGCCTTTGCCTTGCGTGCGACCGTTCCACTTGCGGCCTTTGCCTTTGCCCTTCTTCTTCGTAGGCGACGGAGGCCCGGCCCCAGCATGGCGACCCCGTTCTGCGACCGTCCAAGGTCCCGCAGATTTGCCGGTCGGATGAAACGAGATACGGCCTTCGCCGACATGATCAAACCGTGTCTCAAGTGTGGGTGCCCACCCGGAAAACTTCGGATCGCCGCCCAAATCTGCGGATGCTGCTGACAGGGCGTCTTTCTTGGCGTCCGTACCGATCTTCGTCATGATGGCCTTCAGCTGCGGATCGGTGATGCCGTTCACGAACACATCGACCCGATGCGAGAACGACGCGAACGTGTCAGTCGGCACCGTTCACCGCCTCCGGCACCACCGCGTAGAACACACCGAACGGCGGACGGTCCCGTTCATTGTTCCGGTTGAACCCCCGACGATCCCTTGCAGCGCACGCGTGACATACCCACGTTTCCACGTCGTACCGATCGTCCATCGAAATGTCGAACGACTCGGACCGCGTCCTGCCACAGCCGCCGGGGCATAGCGACTTCTGATACGCCTGATACTCGAGCGCCGCCTGCCGATCCTCCGGCAACCACAACGGTTCCCCCTCCGCGACAACACGCCCGAGGAACACGCTGCGCGGAATGCCGGCCGCGCAGCAGAACTCGAGAACGGCGAGCTCATCCACGCGGTTCAGGCGACGGTAGCTTTGAGGTTCGGCGCCGACGTCACCGCGAACTTCTCCACGAACCGCTGCAACGTGTTCGCACCCGAGTTCTCCGGTGCCGGCTGATGCATCTGCGCCGGCCACACCTCAACCTTGTTCGTCGCCGACGGCAACACACCAGACACCCGGAACCTGTCGATGACGAGGAACCCGGCGGTGCCGTACACGCACAGCGTCCACGCGGTGTCGGCGGTCGCATCACGAAACATGGTGAGTTCGATCTCACCACCCCACGACCCGGTCACCTGCGCGTCGAACGTCTCAGCGATCGTCGCACTGTCGACGTTATTCGTCGTGATGTTGACGGCGACACCGTCTTTCGTGACGAAGCTGGTGAGCGCCGTTCCAGCGGTGATCTCCGCGACGGTGGGCGCGGCGATGTTCGCGCACACAGTGAGCCAATAAACGTTAGTTTTGCCCTCGTACACGAGGCGATTCGCCATTTGGTTTCCTCCTGTTAGAGGGGTTGTGTTCGCCGTCACGAGGACGGTCGAAGGGTAGAATGACCTAGATCGTGAGGTAGCAGGATGTGACGCCGGTCAACGCGCCTGAATGAGTGACCGTGATAAGACCGGTTGTCGCATCCGCCGCCCGCACATACGCGGTGAGCGGGATGACGTGTACCGCGGTGGCGCCGACGGCTACGGTGACGTCGGGTTTCGCCTGTCCGAACTCGTCGTTGCCGGGAACGACCATCACGACGTTCGTTGAGGTGCCGGTGGTGCGGACGATGTAGACGCCGCGGTCGGTGGGTGCCATCGTGTCGGACGCGGTTGGCGCCGAGAACGTCGGCGCCGTACCGGTGACAGCCATCGCTTGCGGAGAGATAAGGGCCATCGGTTCAGCCTTCCTTTGTCTTGGCCTTGATGGCCTTTGGTGGTTCGGGTTCGGGGAGAACAGCGGGAATGTCGGCGGGGTCGTCGGGGTCGGAGTCCTTGTGCGCCCCGGAGCGCCAACCCGCCTCACGCCAAATGTCCATCACCTCGTCGTCGTCCGGTGCGGGCGCGTTGACCCGTAGCTCGTTGTGATGCATCAGCGCCATGCTCAACTCCTCTGTGCGTAAACGGTGAGCGGCCACCGACAGATGACAGCTTGCGGTCGGCCCTGCTCGTCAGGGTTGATACCGGTGTGCCCGCTAGAGACTCCGAGCAACACGTCATCGACGACACCGCCCAACGTGCGGTCCGCTTCAATCGCATCGGCCACACTGTTGGGCAGGTCGATACCCGCCGACATCATCTCGTCGAGTACCCGCATCCCGTCCTCGTACGCCACCCGACACGGAGCCATCAACACCAACACGAGGTTGACGACAGCCATCCCGCCCATCGCGGCGATCGTCCCGTACGGATCCACGTATTCGTCTGCGGTGTGAACCACGACGCACGGCAACTGTTCGTTGCCTTTCGGGTACGGATAGCCCTGCACCGCACGGTCGGTGCCGTCGACGACCCGCTTCACGAGCGCAACCCGCATGGCGATCAGATCCATCAGGCGACCCCGGCACGATCCCAACGCACATACGGCGCCAACAGAGCGATGACTTGCGGGTTCTCCCGCATCCGCACCACCCCGAAATCGCCCCAACCGGCAACACCGAACCGGGTATCACGCAAACCGGCAAGATCCTTGCCGAGAACACGTGTCGCCTCGTACACACCGGCCGGAACCCAACCCCATTTGGCGGTCACGGTCACCTCGTCCGCCCAACTGGTGCTGTTCAATAGTCGGATCTGGCGGTACGGGGCGGCGAACCCGTACACCAGGCCGTCCGACGGTTCAAGTTGATAGTCGATGGCGGCGATGATGGTGCCGTCGTTGTCGACGATCAAACCGGTGATGTCGGTGAACTCGTCCACCTCGAGCACCGCGCCGCTGCGGATCGTGAACACCCGCGCCGTGGCACTGGTTGCCGGAGCGGCGAACGCCCGATGACAGTGGTATTGCACGGCGAGCTCCGCAGCGTTCAACGACGCTTCGAGGTCGACCTGGTTGGCGGCGATCTCGGAGCCGACGTAGCTGGTGAAATCTGCGAGGTCGACAATCGACATGACGACTCAGGCGGTGGTTTCTTGCCGCAACGTCGCCGTACCCGACACCACCGTCAACCCGTAACCGGGAGCAGTCGGAGCACCCGCTGCGGTGGTGCCGGCGACGGTCACCTTGTAGACGGTGGTGCCGCCAACCTCGATGTATTCGTTGAGGGTGTATGCGGTCGTACCGGCGAACACCTTGCCGACAAGCAGCCTGCCGATGTAATCGGTGGTCGATGTCGTCACCCGGCCGATCGAATCAACCGACGCCGACGCCGGGTTGACAAGCTTCCGCAACAGATGGTCGCGGCGAAACACAGTGGTTGCCATCAGATCCCTTTCGACTTCGAGGCCGTCTTGGCCGCGGGCTTCTCATCCGACACCGGCTCCGCGTCTTCCTCCACGGCGTCCTCGTGGGCGGCGGCGTCGTTCGTCGCGATCTGCTCAGCCATCGACGCGGCGACAACCCGGCGGGTCTTCTCCAGTTCGGCTTCGGTCTGGTCTTCTGGTTCGGACATTCGTTTCCTCCAATGGTGAAACCCCCCGCCACCCCAGTCCCTTAGGGATGGCGGGGGAACCGGTCAGGTTGCGGTGAGCTCGATCACACCGTTGGAGGTGACACCACCAGCGGGGATGAGGACCGGTGTGAAATATCCGGCGTAGGCGACCTGAATGCCGAGCACCGACGGCTCCGTTGCCTGCAACGCCCCGACCCGCCGCTCGAACACGTCAACCGCGTCCGGATGGAACAGGAACGACTTACCCGACGCCAACCCCGGCGACATGATCAGCTGGACACCGGCCACGTTGCCGACCACCCCGGAACCGAAGCTTCCGGCGAGCAAACCAGCAGCACTCTGACCGTTCTGCACGTTGTACGGCGGGAACAGCGGACCGAACGCGGCAAGCCTGTCAGCCGCGACCGCGAGGATGAGGTTGCCTGGTCGCTTCACAGCGGCGTAGATCGTCGCCGCCGCCGACCACAACGCAGCCGTCAACGTCGCCGCTGTCGGTGACGCCGAATAGCCGACGTTCGTTGCCGCCGACGCATCAAGCGCCGTCCCGGTCGCCGTCTCGGTCTGCAACGCGTAGGCGTTGGCAAGACCTTCGATGACGATGTCCATGATGTCCGGCGTCGAGAAGTCGATGTCCTGCCTCGAGACGTTGACGTAGCCGCCGTAGGTGACTGCCGTACCGGACAGCCGGGTGATGGTCATCTTCTGCGATGTGAGCTCCGACTTCTCATCGGCTGCCGCACCCGCAGAACCCTGCACACCAACCGTCGGC